TTGTATCCACTTTTGAAATCTTTAGATTCGTCTTTAAGATAATGATGAGTATAAAGAAGTTCTTTGACTTCCTTTTTACCCACTTTATCTATAAAATACTCACTCTTCATTTAAGTATTTTTACTCAATTTGTTTGCATTCTAAAATATATTCTACAGTATTTGCTACATCATTCATAGCATCACGAAGAAATGGTTGTTGCCCCGATTCTTGTCTTATCACTGGACGGGAATCTTGAGTTAATACCCATCTCCACTGACTCATTTCTTTACAATACCAAAGATTAATCTTCATTCTTAAAGTGCTCCAGTTTAATCCAGTTGATAAGAGCATTCAATTCCATTATAAAAGAATTATTGACTTTTACCTCTGGCAAATCTTGATACACTTCTTTAAGTTCTTTGAATGCTTCTTCTTTTCTTAATGTGTCATCACGATAATATTCTAATGCTTCAATGACAAGTTTGCGATCTTTTTGTGAAAGTAAAGACATAAGAGTTGTAATAGAAACTCAAGAGCCCCCGATCTGATTTGAACAGACGACCGATGGTTTACAAAACCATTGCTCTACCACTGAGCTACAAGGGCAAATTAATCAACAGGCAACATTTCAGGATTTTCCAGTTCAACGTCAAATAACATTGGATGGCACTCTTCATCAATCAAGTAGAATGATGTTCGGTACAAATCTTCTGGATCGTACCTTAACTGTTGGTCTGCTAAGTGAATAACTTCCAAGTCTTGCATCGCACAATCGGGAAGTTCATCAAAAGTAAATGGAATGTGATTTATAAAGTACATTAGAACAATTTGAGTTCCTTTATCGTACCAACAATATGCGGCATCAATTTTGTACTTCATAGGATCTACTCCTACTTTTGTTTATTTAGAGGTTAAACTCTAATACCTGTGGTGAGATTCGAACTCACGCTTGAACGATTTTAAGTCGTTTGCCTCTTCCGCTGGGCTACACAGGCAAGAAAATCCTACTCCTGAACGTAGGATTTAGGATGATACTTTAAGTATTCAAAGAAAGTTAATCGCATTTCTTTTTGTGTCATACCACAGTGATTTGCTGCTGCAGGAAGAGTCATTTTAGAATAAAACAAACCTTCATTTGCCTCTTCAACATTTTGTGGTGTTGTTTTCACGGGAGGTTCCCAAAGATTTGTTAGATTAATTTTAAATGGATTCATACTTTTCAAAAAAGTATCGTGCGTAAAATTTTTGTCGGAATTTTTATTGCCCAAAAATGGAACTTAAAGTGGATTTGCGTATGAGAGAGTCTCTTCATCCACGGTGTTGCGAACAAAGTCTAATACATTCATAAACTCTTCAACAGTATCACAGGACACTTGCTTTTCTGCACCTTCATTGGAATACAGATACACGGTGCGCTTCACAGGATCAACCACGCATCGTGTTAGGTACTCGTCTCGCATTAGTTCGTTTGTTGACTACCCAGTTATCATAGCATGATCAGTCTGCCCTGTCAACTCCCTTTGCGCCATAGTCATATCCAGAAATAGAGTACTGAGATGAATCTCCTGGATAATCTGCTGGTGTCCCTCCTTCATATTCAACAATTAAAGGTTCTCCATCAACACGAGCAGCATGAATTACATAGTAACAATCAATATTAGCTCCTGTTCCAGATTTGATAATAACATTTTTACCCCACTCAATTTTTTCAATAATCAAGTCCTGAGAATAACCAATTTGAGTAAGAGAAACTGTAATTGTTTCTGGATTAATCAATCCATTCCAATAATCAGGAAGTTCAATGACATTAGAGTCTTTAAGTCTTCCTCTATAATAAACACCAGCTTCTGGACCCTCTAAGCAAATATGTCTCAAACGATGATTTGATTTATTTGGGTGTTTAATATCGAATCCTTTCCAAGATTGAACATTAATGGTTCCCTGAAAATTACCAAAAGCAGTTCCATTGACTTGGAGATTATCAATCTGAGCATTTCCATGATACCAAGGACGACATGCTTCGGATGGATAATCATCATCTCCAGTGGTGGGTTTTACAATGTAATCATATCTCTGCGATTTTCTTACACCAGAAAATCCATCATCACAATTTTTATTCCCATCTCTTCTTGGTACAAAGTTATATTCCGTCATTACTATTCTCCTTTTTTATCATAGTGGTATCCAGATACAGAATACTCGTCATTATTTCCTGGATAATCAGCAGGACTCTCTCCTTGGTATTCTGGAATTAGCGGTTCCCCATCCTTTCTTTCTCCAAATACATGATAAAAGCAATTGATTGGCATTCCACCTTTTGTTTGCAAATATATTTTTTCTGAATCAATTCTTTTTACAATCACATCTTGATGGGCTCCGATAGGAGTTAAAGAAACACTCACAGTGTCTTGATCAACTAGATCTTTCCAATATTCTGGAAGTTCAATCTCAGTTTTATTCAAAACTCTTCCTCTTACATACACATCATTTGTTGGACCTTCTAAACACGTATGACGTAATCTCCATCCAGGTTTATTTGGATGAGGTATATCAAAGTTTTTCTTAGCTGATAAGATATGTCCTCCACAGCGAGATACTACTTCTCCTTGAGCAATGACATTGTTTCCGGCATAAACATTTCTACTTACATCACAGTTATCAAAAACTGCAGCATCTCCAGAAACAACAAGAGAATATGGAGAATTGTTCATTCCACATATAGATCCTGTAACTGGAAGTTGTTGAGCATCGCCATTTGTCAAAGGACCAACCATTAGAGTTCCATAAACTCCTGGAAATGCTCCTGCAGAACCAACGATCTGAGGTCCTTCAATGAAAGCAGCTCCTCTAATTTTTGTAGGACCTACACCTAAAGCAATTGGAGAACCAGCCCCACACATAAGTTGCCCGCCAGCGGCAACATCGTCCATCAAAAATGACATTGATTTTTCTCCCTAACCTTGTTGTTTACTTTGGAAATTTTTACCACCAACTTTAGAATCTTTATTTGCCACAGCGTCTGTCACTCCTCGAATAACAGAACTATAAATGTTCATACAACTATTTGCAACAATCTCTGCTGTACCAGGAGTAGCTAATCTATATAGAGACTTAGCATCAACTACAATTTTTTTACCTGTAATTTCAACTAATTCAGTTGCAGCCATTCGAATATTTCCCTTGCTGCCACCTTCACCCACTGCTTTGATGATAACATCTTCTGCCTGTAGAATAATCTTACCTTTTGTCGCAACTAAATGGATATTTCCATTTACAGCATTAATCCAGCAAGTATCTTCAGCTTCAACTTTATCATCACCACAACGAAGAGCAAAATTACCAGGAGCAGCTATAATAGTTGATCCTTTTCTTTTATCCCCATCTTTTTCTAAAGTGATATGATGCCTACCATCAGAGGCTTGTAAAAGAACATCAGAAGTTACATCACCTGGCTTATGAAGATGTCCAAAACTAATTGATCCATGATCATTTCCAAAGCGAGTTGCAGTGTAATTTTTTCTGGAAGTTAAACTCTTTCCACCTACTCTCGTATTTCTTCTATTTTGAGGAGTTGCCATTAGATATTACAACATTTATACTATTTACCTAGGTTTCTGATATTGTGTCAGGAGTTCCTGGGATATTAAGTTGAGGATTGTTACTTGCAACGTCAGTGCCAACTCTAGGAATAGCACTTTGGGTAGTAGTGATTCTACCTTCAATGCTTTCTTGAAGTGTATCAAAGACTTGTACTTGTTTTCCTGGAGTTTCATAGTAACCAGCAAATTTGCGTCCATCTTTATAGAAGACTGCTCCATAATATGCTCTACCCTCAATATATCCTGTTTGTTTGAGTCCAACTAAATCTGTAACTTGAATGATTTGATCTGCTGGAGCTTCAATTGGATCACGAACAATTTCAAAAATAGGAGAGAACTCTACGTTTACACCCGTATCTGAGGGCATGGTAATTGAAGGATATGCGGTGAATCCGCTCCCTTTATTCAGCACTGTTATGGAATTAATTCTCCCAAATGAATCGCAACTATAATCAAGTTCAACTCCATTATTAGGAGTAACAACAATTTGATCTACTCCACAATTATAATTGATCCCTGAGTTTTTTACAACAACTTCTTTTAATCTTATAATTACAGGATAGTTATTAGCATCTGGAGCAGGAGTTAAATATCCATTTCCAGGATCTTCAACAATCACATCAACAACAACTCCCTTTCCACTTCTTTTTCTTCTACATGGTGGTGGAATCATTACAGCAGATACTCCCATTGGATTTTGAGTCCAAGATTTTGCCGAAACTGAAGTGGAAGATAATGGTATTACAGTAGTAATTTCTGCAAATCCAACGACAGGATTTTGTTGAAATCCTGTTCCAGGAATACTAATATTAGACAATTGAAGTTCAACAACTTTAAATCCCTTTGTGGCAGTAAAAGTTGTTTTTTTTCTGCCCTCGAAAACTGTTGATCGTCCTACAATTATACCATCGATCTTAATAATCAATTCATCATCAGCTTGAGATTCTAAAGTATACTGCCCATCAACAGGAAAATTGACACTACTCCATCTAAATAACCAACTTTTCCCTTGTATTTCCTCATTTGGAGTTGCGTTCACATTTTGAAGAGCTGGAGAAATGAAATCATCTCTATAATTTACAATTGCAGTAGGACCTTCATAGACAACATTAGCGGCAGTAGCAGATTGTCTTATATCTTCATACACTACGGGTGCTGGAAGTAACTTAACAAAACTCATTTCGAATTTTATCGCATCATCTACTGTTATTGAAACCTCATAATCACCCTCTTCACTTAATTGAACATTACTCCATTCGATATTTGTTATGCTATTATCTTTAACATTTTCTGGAAAAACCCCACTTCTTTTTAAGAAATCTTTGCTTTCCTGAGAATTCTTGGCAAACTCTTCTAAATCAATCTCACCGGACGAGACTGGAATTAATTTAATATTTGCCCCATTAATACTTTGAAGACTATTGAAAACTACCCTCCCATTTGCTTTATTTTTTATTTCAATCGCAAGTCCTGTTGGACCAACATCTTGTTTATATTCAACATATATTTTGTAAATACCCGCTTTAAAATTATAAGGGAGATTTCTAACTCCATCATATGCTGTTTCAATTTTAAGAGGATTTTGAGGTGGTATTTGTCTCTCTACAACTTTAGGTCTAAACAACCAATCTTTTGTGCTAAAGATTTTTTGATTTATATTTGTTATACTTGTAATATTAATTGGTTGATTATAAACTTCTACTTTTATTTGATGCTGTCCTTTTCTAATAAATTTTTTAATTATGCTTGGGTTTTCTTTTTTAAATCCATCAAGATCTTTAATTTTTTCCTCATCAATAAATATTGCTCCTTTATTATCTGCAGTTCCTTTAAATCCATAATATCCGTCATATGGAATATCAACAGTCCATGTATTGTTGTATGTTATGCCTGCATTGTCACTACCAGGAGTATCTAAAGGTTGAACAGGTGAAATTGCATAGCGATTTGTAAATTTACTCCAAGAATTTCTCCTCGTAAATATCACAGGATACCAAGATTCGGAAGATCCAGGAAATCTGGTAGTCCATATTGGACTTGGTGGACAAGGACCTTCTTGAGTCGGGAGTGGTTCTTTAGGAACTGGAGGCGGAGGTGATTGAATTATAACAGCAATTGCCATTGGATTTTGATTCCATGATGCGCCAATAGTAGGATTTCCACTTGAAGGTTTACTTGCAATTGTCGCATTAAAAACTACTGGATTAGTTTTAAAAGTGCTTGTCGAATTTCCTGGAATATTGTATATTTCCATTTCAACTGTCTTATTTCCACCTGTTGTTTCAAATGTAAAGGTTCTTACCCCATCAAATACTTTAGCTTTTCCAATTTCTTTTCCATCTATTCTTACAATTACATAATCATCAGCCTGTGCTTTTAATTCATAGACACCCGCAAATGGAAAATTTACGTTTCTCCAACGTAAATTCCAAGTTTTATCCATATTGTTTGCTCGATAATCTTCATCGCTAGTGAATTTTGGAGTTAAAAATGGACCTAAAGTTCCATCCGCATAACTACTCAGAGCAGGACCTTCATAAGTTACATTCACATTTCTTCCTGTTTTTGTTGAAGATAGCCAATCAGCAGTATCAAAGATTTTTACAATCTCATTAACATTAATAGGTTTGTTGAGAAGTTCTAATTTAACAGTATGATTTCCTTTTTTATAGGGTTTTTTTATGGATGTAGGACTATCTGCAAAAGATCCTAAATTTGTAATTAGATCCCCATCAACATATACCTTCCCGACATTATCACAACATCCAAGAAAGGTATAATCTCCATCATAAGGGAATTCTACAATGTACTCAAAATTAAATGTTACATTTGCATAATCCGATCCAGGAACATCTGAAGGAGGAACTGGAGAAATTGCATAAGACTCAATAAATGATCCCCAAGCAGAAGATCCATCCGGTTTTCTGACTGGACAATTGCTAATATCATACTTGGAAGAAATTGTATCTCCTCTCGAAGAACTGATAAGAATTGGTTTATTCTTTCTTGTTGTAAAAAATGGATTATTTTCAGTCAGTAAGAATTTTTGATACTTTTCAATTTCTTTCCTAATAGGATCTTCGTAAGTATTTGTGTACTGATTTGGATCCCACGGTCCTATTTCTTCTCCATTAGGACCCCAAACAGTCCCATAACCTTCTTCTGTATCATCACATATCTCATACTCTTCAAAATCTTCTTCATCAGTAAAAACTTCAAACTCATCAATAGTAGTTCCAAGAACTGCAACAAGTTTCCCTCCACTACCATAGTTGCAATCATCTTTAATACTGACTAGTGGTTCATATTTATATCCAAATCCACCCGATACTAAGTCTACTCCAAGAAGAGCTCCATCAGATCCTATGATTGGATTAGCAGATGCACCAAGTCCTCCACCACCATAAAATTGAATTTTTGGTGGACCGCATTCTTTAAATGTTTGTATTCCAGCACACGAATCAATGTCTGTTGTTAAGACTTGATCTGCAGTTAACCTATTGACTTCGTTAATTTTTAAAAATTTTAATATAGATCTATTTACTGTAATTATAAATGTTGTTCCTGGATTTTTTTGTGCATAAGCATTAGCCTCACAAATAGAAACACTGTCAATAAATCCCAACAAAGGATCTACATATCCTATTCTGATTTGATCTCTATTTAATGGGGCATTGATATTGCTTGACATCTTATTGTTGTATCAATCCTTCCAGATTAGTAAGATTATTTATTAGAACAGAGCGAGATCCCCTTGATCTGTAGATGGAGATGCAAAATCCAATTCCGTAAATTGTGGTGGCGAAGTATCTTTGAATTTTGAAAAAGATTTGTCAATATTTCCCAAAAGAGGAATACTCGTTCTTGGAGTAGAAGCTCCACCAGATTGAAGTTGATAGTAATCTGCAACACTACAATCGGGACTTAAATCACAACCAAAAAATGATAGTTTTGTATTTACGAAACTTAAAGCTGCTGTTATTGATGAGCTAATGTTGCCGATAGTTTGACTAATGGATGAAAGAAATTGTCCTGCTTCTCCTAAAGATTGTTGAGCATCCGTCAAAAAAGAATTCATATTCGCAAGAAAAGAATCTACAGTATCAGTAATCTCTTGACTATTTTGTGCCATGACTCTTGATACAAGTTGTTCAACAGAACACATTTGAGTATTTACGACATATCCATTACCAGATCCATTACTAGATCCAGGATCGTTAAATTCTACTACACCAGATCCATTGCTGGGGTAAGTTTGTTCAGTATTCAACAGATCATTAAGTTGTGCATCAATTTGTCCACAAAGACTATTCATAATATTATTAAACAAACATGTAATTATCTTTACAAAAGAATTTTTCAAATCCAAAAATTGATTTCTTTTATTTGGTTGAAGTAAATCTGCTGTTGGTGCTAAAGATTTGTTTGTCAACTTTAAAATATATTCCATTAATTTATCAAATAAAATTTTCATGTATTTTGCAATTTCACATGCAGCAATAGAAATAAGTTTTTGAATATCAGATATTAGGGATGAAGCTGCGTCAATATAATCTTGTGCTGTTTGTAAAATTTTATCAATACCTTTTGTAAGTTCATCTAGAATTGTTTGTATTGCCTTCATTGCAGATCCTGGGAGATCACATACGTTTACCAATACAGTTTTTTTCAAATATAAATCATTCCTTTTTACATCTGCGATACTCGTTTGGTGAACAGCATCAACATTTTCTTTTGTTGTTCCTTCAGAAGAATCAACAGTTAACCCTTCATCAGGAACTTTAATATTTGGATCTTTAGTTCCTGTTGCTGGTTTTGCATATCCACTTGTGGAAGAGTAATTTGTGTTTGTAGTTTTTATGGTGGATGACAACGCTGTTTGAGAGTTGCTACCCAGAACTCCCATGATCACTGGAACTTGTTGCTCTTGTCCATCTAAAAAGAATCCAAAAACAAAATTTCCCTGTCTTAATTGGGAAGTTGCTCCAGCGTTTGCTTGTCCACCACCACCCGTGACGGGATACATGATCTGAGCCCATGGAAGTTGATCTGCAGGAATCGTTGTTTCCTCTTGATCGTGCAGTCCGATAATTCTTACTTTATATCTACGTCCCCACCCAGGTGTTTCATTTTTTCTAGCATATTTACCGGGAATGATATTGTCTCTCCAAGTATCATCACTAGCAATTTGCCCTACCCACCAATGAAAACCACCAGCGCCTAAAAATCCAGGATTATAAAGAGAACTTTCTTCCATTAGTCTTCATAAATTCTACATTCTGATGCATCTGGATGTTCGTCACAATACATCTCAAATGCAGTTGGATCATGCTCTTCATCTGGATGATTTGCTTGATATTTTTCTAAATGATCTAATTCATCTTCAATATGACGACGACGTTGAGAGCTGATACTAGAATTATCTAGTTCATCTTTGTCATCATTAATATGCTGTTGAAGTGTTCTGTCCATATGAACACGCTAAATGTATTAAGTTTATTTATCAAGCTTGTCTACCAAATGATTCTCGAACGATATTTGCACTTGTGTACGTTTCATTTTGAGTAATGTAATGACAGACATGAGAAATTAAATACTTACCACCATATTGCTGATTCACATCGTTGTTTTTTGAGTTTTCAATTTTTGGGCTGTCAATAAAGATTGTATCCCCTGCACTTAACTTGAATAGTCCTGGTATAGTCACACTCACCTGTGTAGAGAAGAGATTGTTATATCTCATTGTTGCCTGATTTAAAATATCAGTTTCCTCAAAATTTTTACTTGTTGATTTTGAAAGTTGCTGTTGAGTTGTACCTGTGGGAAGAGTTCCAGTATCAATCAAAACATAATTTGTTTTAGTCGCTGCATTATTTTCTTTATTTGGAAACTCTTTATCATTTAGTTTGGGAAGTTTTTTTCCTCCAGTTTCATATGAATCGGATGATTGTTTATTGATAACTTCATAATAACAAGTAAAAGGATCAAATTTTATAATTTTTGTATTATAAAGTCCCATTTTCATTTTTTCAGAAATATTATTAGCAGCCGTGTCTACATTATAGTCTATGATTTTGCCATCATATCCTGGAGGAATTTTTGTCCCCTGACTATCTACGTTTGAATTATATATTAATTTTGATTTTGGTTGTTGCTTCATTAAAGAATCAATAGATTTATATTTAAATCCAGAATCTGTTTCAAAGAAAAAATATCCAGCAGTTTCTCCTTTGCCACCGCCAGTAGAAGGAATAGATTTTTTGGATAACCAAGTACAAACATATAATGGTTTTCTATTATTTCCAATAAAATTATATAAGTTAACTGTTTGTTCAATGTCAAGTTTCTTTTGAGTTTTCAACCCAAATGGAGGAGAATCTGTCAAAATTTTTCTAACATGATCAGACAATTTTCCGTCATATCTTTTTCTAACTCGTATTTGTTGATTTAAAATAAATTCTTTTGAAACTAAGTCAAGAGCAACTACTTGCTTGTTTGTATCATTATATTGTGGATGAACGGAATTTACGTATAAAGTAATCTTCTTTTTTCCCTGTAAATTATCAACTATTTCCAATTCAACTCTTTCTTGTCCAACAATTGGAAGTCCTTCTAAGACTGTAGTGTCTTTTATGCTTCCTTTGGAGTCAACATAAATTATTGTAACCCTAACAGTGTCCTGAAGAATACTCTCATAATATTTTAATTCAAATATTCCAGGAATCAAATTTATTTCTCCGCCTTCATTACCGTATATTTTACAGGTAACAATATTCGAAGATAAAGTTGATTTTGAAATTGCAGGTGTTGTCATTCTTTTTACTTTTATTTACCCGGGTAAGCGATCAAGAATTTCAAATGGATCACTCCCACCACTAGATGATGAGACTTGCATCATTAATCCTTGACTATTCATACTTTGAGATTGATAATCAATTGGTTGATTGTCCTCAATTAAAATTTCTTGAGATGCTGCACTGTCATATGAAGCATACGCTTGAATTACTCTCAGAACACTTGAAATATTTGATGCTGAATTTAAAGATTCAAGAAATCCTGGTAAGGCAGCTCTGACTGTTTCTGTAGTGTCACTGTCAAAAACAAACTCTCTTCCACGTTCTCCAAGCATTGCATAAGTAACTCCATCAATCAATCCTCCCTTTGCATATGCAACGTGAACATGATCTCCATGTCCAGCAGGATCGGTTCTACCCGTTATGAGTTCAACAGGTTTTAACCCTTTCATTCTATTGAATTCTGCAATAACATTTAAAATAGGTCCTTGTTCGTGAGTATATGCGCCAATATCGAGTGCCCTACCAGAATAGTGATAAGAACCAGGGGCATGTCTTCCACGAACTCCTCCATGCTCAGGGTGTTCTGTAACAGCTTGAAATTGTTGTGGACTTTTTAATCTGGATTTAATAAATCTACCCAATTCTCCAGCAATTTTACTTCCTTCGCTTCCATATCCAGATCCTAGTGCTATTCCAGGTCCTCCTGCTCCACCACTAAAACTAGCAAGAGCATCCGCTGCAAATTGATATCTACGAGGATAATTTGGAACACCTGCTCTCTCCATCTCACGTTCAAAAATTTCTACTGCTTTTTTATATGATGTTACACCTTTAATACGATTATATGTTCCATAATCTTTCATCTCTTTAATCATCCACTCAACTTGAGTTTCAAGTGCCCAAGGATCTTTTCCAGAATTCTTTGCCCATGCACTTAATGATGCCCATCTCTCAGTTTCTGTCCATTGCATAATACCCCTACCAGGACCTCCACCAAGTTGTCTAGACTTTGGATTTACTCCAGATTCTTGCATCAAGTTACCAATGATTCCTGCTGCCGCCTCTGGAGTAAATCCTTCTTTATCAACCAAATATCTAAAGACTTTTTCTGCATTTGTATTGCCAGTTAAAGTTGGAGATCCTGTTGGTTCACCTTCCGCCCCAGGTCCTTCTCCTGGTTCCTTTCCTCTATCAATTTCTCTTAAAGTCAGTTGCATTTGTAAATTTTTAAGGACATCATCCGCTCTTTTTGAAATGCTTTCCTCAACAGATTTTGCAATTACGTTTGTAAGATCTTCACCGTTCATAAACATCTCTGAATTCACTTCTCCGCCACCAGCAAAGGCACCAAATGTTCTCATAGATTCCGTATTAAAAGTAGTATTCAACCAAGAATTCAATCCTGAACCAATGTTAATATAATCTATGTTAGATGGTTTTTCTCCAACCAATAATTTTGATACTATTCCAAATAAAGGTCCAAAGAAAGGTATTTTTGAAGTAGAATCATAGGTTGTTTCAATATATCCAAGAGGATTTACCGTATCTGGACGTGTTGATTCTGGAAAAACTTTTTCTATTTTTTGTGATCCACCAATATCTTTTCCTGGAGATATTTTTGTTGGTTGTATCGTAATTGATCTTTTTGTTGTTGGTTTTTTAATTCTTCTTTTAGCACCACCTTGAAACTTCCCTCCTCTGGTTATACCACCACCTGCCATCTTGCTCACCATTTCTTTTTGAGCACCCTGATTACCATAGATATTTCCAAATGATCCCTTTTCTTTAAATGCAAGTCCAAGAGTGAGCATATTAAATGCTCTTCTCAAATCTTCACGAATTCTTGCATCAAATTTTGCTAAATTAGTTGCTTGAGTTTTCTTATCGTTTTCGTTTAAAAATGGATAGCGAATTAATTCTATCGCATATCTAAATGGGGATCCTACAACATCAAGTAAAAATCCAGCAGTTTGGAATATACCAAAAAGAGGTCTAATCATATTAAGGATGATTCCCCTACCTATTTTTGTAAGAGGATTCTTGTCTTTTCTATAATCGTTTTCAAGATTCTGAATGGGTTTTATTGCAAATTTTCTTAATTGAAATGCACCTTCACCCAAAGCAGATGCGAGTAGTCCAGCGCCAGAAACAATTGCAGCAGCAGCTCCTGCGCCCACTCCACCTGCCTGAGCAGCTGCCCCTCCTGCCTGACTTGCAGCACTAGTTGCTGCCTGTTGTGCCCCCCTCTTAAGCACTCTATCACTGACAATATCCATTCCAACATCAAAAACTCCACCTTTGCCTTGACTTCCAAGAACTACAGCAGTTGTAATAGCAGCTTCTATAACCTTTCCTACTGCACCATTGAAAGTATCAAAAACTTTAACAAAATTTTCTCCACCAAAACTTTTTAATTGCTTCCTAGTAAAATCATATGCTTTATAACCCCAGTCTATAAAGGTAACTAATCCATCTAATAGTTTTCCACTAAAATCAATAAAGAAATCAACTGCTGGAGCTAGAATCTTCAGGAAGTTTGCAATTTTTGGAAGATGATCTATAAGTCTAAACGCAATGAATCCTAAAATCATATTGACTATGAATTTTTTGATTCCATCTAAAAATCCAAGTTTAGGTAAAGATGGTATGTTAGGTAATTTTTCGTCTGCTTTTGGTTTATCCTCTAATTTTTCTTCCCTCTTCTTTCTCTTAGATTGTTCTGCTAGTTTATCTTCTTCTCTTTGTTTTTTTACATCTTCAACATACTTTCTATTGATAAGATTTTCAATCTTAATAACTTGTTTTTTTATTATCATCATTTGAGATGAACGATTTCTCGTTGGATTCAAAATTTGAGAATCTGTCTTAAATGAATAGTTACTAGATGTTGATATCTTTTTGGCAGTCTCCTTTGAAACAAGAGCACTAGATTTAGAAGATGGTAATAATTTTCCAGCGTTAATTGCCATTTATATTACCTCCTCAACCCAAGAGTTGCTTCTTTATTTCTTGTCCCTGCTGGATGAGAAGCAGAAATCTTAGGACTAGTTGATCTAGTTGATTGATTAATACCAGATCCCATAAGATCTGCTTTTGATCTTTTTGTTACCTTAACTGGTTTTTTTGGTAAAGGTTGAACACCCTTTGATAATGGTTTTGCTTTAATTTGTGCAGCGTTTGCTTTTGCAGCAAGTTGCAGTTCTTGTCCCCTATAATCTTTTCCTAAATTTGAAACTCCCCTTGCATTTTGTGCTCTCATAATATTAGAGGTAGAATATTGTGCCATTCCTGCTTGTTGTCTTATCTGATTATCTCTCTTAACTCTTTTTTCTTTTGCTGCTAAATCATTTCTGGCTTGTTTTGGATCAACTCCAAGTTTTTTAAGTTGCTTATCAATATTGGCATCAGTCATTCCAATTTTCTTATAATAAGATAGAGAATCAATAGCAGACATTCTCATTCCTTTCTTTCTTAAATTATCTTCTCTCGCTTTAGATCCACCTGGATTGAAGAAGTCAGAAATATTCTCTAAAAATCCTTTTTGTCTTGCTCCAGGTCTTTGATAAACAGGTTTTCCGCCCTTGAATGATAGATGTCCCACAAACGCTCTGCCATCAGGACCTGTCATTATTTGAGTTTTGGGTAAGGATCTTCTATCAATAGTGCCTGCACCCATCAGTTCACCACCAGATCCTTGATATTTTGATCTATTTGATATATCACCAGAAAGATTGATACCTTGAGTAGACATTAACCTTGATTGATGTGCTGCAAGAGCATCATTGTAATTAGCATAGAATTTATTATCAGAAGAGGATCTGTATCTCTTTTCTTTCCATGTATTTCCCTTACCACTTCTTGTCACGTCTACCATACCAGCAAACGTTCCTTTTAATCTATTTCTAACTTGGGATGCATTTGCTTTAGATGAAAGTTGAAGTTCTTGCCCTCTATATCCAGCGCCCATGCCACCTACACCACGATTTTTATAATAATTTCTCTCTTGAGCACGATGAGATGTGCTAATAATATCTTCTACACTAGGTCTTAACCCTTTTTCTGGTGGTTTCTCTTTGAGATCTGGACTATTTCCAATCTGTCCACCACCTTTAGCAAAAGTTGTTCCTTTAACAATTTTGGGTTTATTAGTTCCTCCACCAGCAGCATTCATTGCTTCGAGAACATCTACGCCATATTTCTGTACAGCACCACGAGACATTACAAATTCACCATCAGACAACATTGCAGGAATTTTATCTACTCCTTTTTGTCCATTTATCAATCCAGCAGTTTGTTCTCTAAATCGCTCAAATCCAAGCATTTCGCTCAGGGATCCGATCATATTATTAGATCCCATTTTGAATAGAGATCCTAGATCAGCAAGTCCACCACCAGCAAATTTAGGTGTAGTTGGTTTTTCTTTAGAATCATTACCTATTCCACCAAAACTTTCAAGTCCTCCACTGAGAGCCATTGTAGCTCCTACAGTGGTTGCTGCCTCTAATCCTGCAACAGCAAGTTTTCCATATTTTCCACCAAGAAATCCTGCAACTTTACCTGCTTTTCCAACTCCTGCCTTTGCTAATAAAATAGCAGTAGCTCTAGCAAGTGCTGCTCCACCTTTAATGACAATAGAAATCAATCCTCTAGCAAACTTCCCAAAGGAAGTTCCGAACATAATGTAGAGACTTAATAGTTTAGCCCAATTATCTCCTAAGAATCTAAAAACAGACTTTAATTTGTCTTGATTTTTTGGATCAGCTAACCATTCTAAAAGTTTGTAAACCACCCTCCCCAAAAACATCTTCATAAAAAAGTCAATAATTGAAGATAAAATGGTTTTAACAGGAGCAATTACTTTAAATACAGCTTTTTTGACTAGCGAAAATCCTTTCTCTAGTTTAGATTCCTCACCTTCCCTCTTTGCCCTTTCTCTCTCTAATCTTTTCTTTTCTGAACTTTTCTTTTCTAATTGAATACTTGAATTCAGAATCTTTATAATGTTTCCAAGAGATTCTGAAATACTTTTTAAATATGAAGTTGAACCAGCAGCAATAGGAGATAATTCTCCTCCAGGAAGATATGACTGTGTTTGAGTTCCTGGAAGTAATTTTTCACTTTTAATTTTTTTGGGTACAATTTTTACTTTTCCAATACCAAAAGATTGTGTATTTATTTTTTTATTTTTAACTTTAAATCTACCAGATTTTCCTCTTATTCTTTTCCTCTCATTGGCAAGAAGAGCCAGTTCTTCATCTGGAAGTTTATTTTTTCCAAAAGAATTTTTTACTATTGCTTCTTTTAAAAGAATTAAGTACGTATCATAATCAAGGTCAAATACATCTTCTAGCCCTAATAGCCTTAGAATTCTTGAATCTATCGTCTCTTTTACATTAGAAGAATTGGGCATTAGATGCTTGCTGTTTAGTTTGTTCTTCCTCAATATGTTGCTTTAATAATTCAACATAGATATCCCTTTCCCAAGGAATCATATTTTCAAGTTCTGTCAAACTATATTTATGATACTGCATTAATGAAAAATTAAGACGAAAATAGTTTTCAAGATCCATGTGGACTAGGGCTATGCGAAAAAACTTGCTAGCCCCTCTAGAACAACCTCACTTTCTACATTAGTGTCGGGATTTTTTACCTTGATTTTGTGAGATAATTTGGGCATTGTTTCAAAGAAACTTTCAATTTGTTTGAATTGATTTGAATTCATCTGATCCAAGAAATCACTAAGTTCTTTCTTGGTTACATCAGAAGCAACCCAAACCTCCTCTTCTGTATAAATCTTACTAATACATGAAGCAATCAAATCAAAAGACTGCTCCATTGCATTTTCATTTGTAAAATCAAAATTTGATTTAATGAATTGATCTAAAGATGGATACTTCATTTCCATCATAATATTTTTATCTACACGAATTTGATTCGTGTGCTCCTCATTTTTTTGTACTTGAATGGAGTCGATATCAATTTTAACAAGCACTTGTGTTACTTCATCATCTGGACAGATAATATTGACTTCTATTTGCTCTCCAACTGACTTGCCACGAATGTTCAGAAACAAATATTCAATATCAAATGTGGGCAAAATTTCTACCTTAATATTTTTTGTTAAGATACAATTTTTGATGACTGTCTTAATCGCTGTTGTGATTTGCTTCGTGTCTTCACTCTCCAAAGCAATCACAAGAAGTTTTTCTTCTTTAACTAAGAATGGTCTGAATTGAACTGTTTCTCCAGTAGAAGGCAATTCCAACTCATAAGTTGGCGTAGCAATTTTTGGTAATGGCATAATAACATATAGTATGTTTCGGTGTGATTATTTATTAAGTGTAGACGAACCTCCAAAGTTTGACTTTACATCAAAAGAGTTTCCTGAAGAAGATGATGATGGGAATGTTACCCCACCAGTCGTAGTGTATTCTCCATAATTAAGTCCAATACTCTTTCCTCCCCATGCCGCTTGATTAATAGCGGCAAGTTGACTTGGAGTAAGAGAACTAAATTTAGAAGTTTCTGATGGTGAAGAGCTCTTTAGAGTCCCACCAAGTTGAGAAACATAGTAACGAATATATGAGAAAGAAATTGTAATCTTTAGTAAATTAGCAATATCATACGAAATTGGCATCGATGTAATACTTATTGGAAAAACATTAACAAACTTATAAGTTAAAAGATCAATATAGGTATCTCTTTCAAACTTTGTGATTTCCAACCCACCATAATACTCTTTTGGATATTTCATTTGATAATAAAAGTATGGCGAAGTTATGCTATTATCTTCTCCCGCAATACTTTCATTCGTAGTGTATTTAACCCATGATTCAAAAAATTTGATAACATTATATCCATCATTTTGAACATAAAAAGAAAGATCTATTCTATCATCATAAATTCTGCGATGAGCATGTCTCTCTGTTACGCCAACAAAATCTCCATTAATTTCTGACGTTGCTAAATTAGAACCAGGAAGAATCGCATCAGAACAAGCTAATTGTAAATTGTCTTGAGACTCGGCATTAAAACTAACTCCATTTTTTCCAAGATATGTTATAAAATCTCCAGGAGGAGGAGAAATAATAACTTCATAATGACTTGTTAATGCAGGTTTCAGAACTCCTTTTTTTATTTGATCTACTGTTCTTCTGGTTGGCGCAGCCATCTATAAATATTTAAACTTATATATTATGTATTAAAGATAATGGCAGAAAGTTTAAAAAGCAAGTACAAGCCATCCTATCCACAAAAATACAAAGGAGATTCAAATAATATCATTTGTAGAAGTAGTTGGGAAAGAAAATTTTGCCGCTGGTGCGATCTCAACGAAAGTGTTTTGGAATGGGGGAGTGAAGAATTTTCAATTCCTTATCTTTCTCCTTTAGATGGAAGAATACACAAATATTATCCAGATTTTATCATCAAAGTGCAAGAGCAATCTGGAAAAATTAAAACATATGTAATTGAGGTAAAACCAAAAAAACAAACCGCTCCACCAAAACAAAAGTCCAGAGTTACCAAATCATACATTTATGAGGCAAAGACATATGCTGTAAATCAAGCAAAATGGAAAGCAGCTGTGGAGTGGTGTGCTGATAGATTATTAGAATTTAAAATTATCACCGAAGAGGAACTTTTTGGGTTTTCTAAATAATAACAGAGAATAAATAATTCATAATGAATGATTATTATACATATGCATATTTAAGAGAAGATAGAAATCCATATTACATTGGAAAAGGAAAAGGAAATAGATTGTATTATAAGTATGGAAAGAACTGTAAACCACCAAGAGATAGAAGTAGGATAATTAAACTCAAACAAAACTTAACCGAAGAAGAAGCATTCAAGCACGAAATCTATATGATTGCTGTTTTTGGCAAAAAATGTGATGGAACTGGTATTTTGATGAATATTGCTGATGGTGGTAATGCTCCACCAGTATACTATGGAGAAAATCATCCGGCAAAAAGATCAGAAGTTAAAGCAAAAATTGGTGCTGCAAATAAAAAAAGTTTAAAGGGAAGAAAAATTCCAGAAGATGTGAAAAGGAAGTTATCAAATACTTGGAAAGAAAAATTAAAAAATAATCCAAGACCATTATCTTATTATGAAAAAAATTTAAAAAAGATGGCAGAAAGAAATAAGACAGATAAAGAGAAGCATAAAAAGCATAGCGAATTTATGAAGAACCAATCTTATGCATCTAAACCAGTAGAATATAATAATAAAACATATAAATCTATGACAGAAGCAATAAAAGAAACAGGACTTTCCAGATATCTTATCCTTAAGCAAGGTGGAAAAATTATTAAAGGTATCAAATAATGTCAGAAGGTTTTGGAGAATACGTTGGAAAGATTCCACCAAGAATCAAAGAAATCAGAAAAAGAATAGATCAAACTGGAGCAAAAGATCCTGAGGATTTAATGATCATTATTATTGATGTATTGAAAGAAGAAGTGCTGTATCCAGAACCAGGCAAATTTTACACTTTCATTTACAATCCCAAAACACCAGAAATAGAATATGATCAGCACCCTCTAATTGCTTGCACCTCGTTAGAAAGATGGGGATTTAAAGCGATCAATTTTCATTGGAGACAGGGAAGACAATATACTTGGGAAGAGGTTGCAGGAAAATTGCATGTAGTTAGATATGAAGAATTGGATGATTTACTTAGCATACGATATGCAAAATTCCGTCTAAATAAATAAAAATCTCCCATAAACGTGGCATCCCCAACATTTTCTAGCGGTGTAGGACAAGTAAACACGATTAGCTCTCCATTTATTTTAAATGGAGTTAAGTACAGAACAGAAACTATACCTACATTAGAGAATGGTAGAGTTGTAAGTTCTGAGGTTAGACTTCAGAAAGCAGTGGGAGCAAAAGGCACTCCAAATTATCCAGATTATGCTGTAAGTAGAGATGGAGGAAGAACTTGGGTAACCCCAGGAACTGGAAGAGGAACAAACGAAAATAAACCACTGACAACTGCAAATTCTGGTTTAAGTGCTGCCGAAATAAAAGGACTTCAACCAGGAGGATCTCTAAACAAAGCATCCTTAGACTCTGCGAATAAAGCAGTTAAAAAAGCAGGGGCAACACCAGAACAAACAAAAGCTTCTTTAGCTGGAAATCCACAAAGTCCATCAAAAGATGATAAATCATCGATAGATATTTCAAAACAACTTGAAAAAGATATTGGGGGAACAAATTCAGGATTGCCCGGCGCTGGATCTAATGCTCTTAAGTATCCAGTTAATTTAAATCCTAGACAAGATCATATTCTTTTTACACAAGTAGAATATTCACCAAAACCTCTGACTGATACATCTACTACCACTGGAGGCAATCCCTTAGCACTTGGAAAAAGATCAGATAACAGAAAAATTTTAGGAAAAGTTATCCTACCTATTCAAAGCGGAATACTGGATGGAAATACTGTTGTTTGGGGCGAAGATAAAATGAATGCTCTGGATCTTTTTCAAATTAATGCAATGAAAGCTGGAATAACAAAAGGATTCGAAGCTGCCTCCAAAACGACAGAAGCTGCAGCGTCTAAACTAAGTTCAGATGCTGCTTCAGAAAAAGCGGCATTTGGTGCTTTAATTACTCAGGCACTCACTCAAAAAAACGCTCTCGCAAGATCTACAGGACAAGTTGTTAATGATAATAATGAACTTTTATTTCAAAGCCCTTCTCTTAGAAATTTTAGTTTTACATTCAAACTCTCTGCAAGAGAAGCATCTGAAGCAAAAACAATTGCCAATATCATTAGATTTTTTAAGCAAGGAATGGCACCAAAAAGAACTCAAAATTCATATTTCTTAAAAAGTCCAAATACATTTTTAATTGAATATAGACATAATAATGGCAATCATCCAGGAGTCAATAAAATAAAAGAATGTGCTCTAATGAATTGCTCTGTAAATTATACTCCAGATGGATATTACACAGCACACGCTGATGGTTATCTCGTAAGTTATGACATGACAATGCAATTCCAAGAACTTGAGCCAGTGTTTAATGATGAATATGCTGAGTTAAATAATCAAATAGGATACTAATCATGGCAAAACCGTATTTCAGACAAGTTCCCAATTTAGATTATGTAAGTAGAATCAAAGATGCTAAACAAATTTCTAATTACGTCCAAGTCAAGAATCTTTTTAAGAGAGTAAAACTTCGTCCAGACATTTATCAAAACACTGGTTATTTTGATCAGTACATAATTAGGGGTAATGAAAGACCTGATAATGTTGCACATAAAGTGTACCAAGACGCAACTTTAGATTGGGTAATTTTACTTTCCAATAATATTCTCAATGTTCAAACAGAGTGGCCGATAAGTCAAACAGATTTTGATTCATATTTAATAGGAAAATATGGAATATATGAAAAATTATATGAAATTCATCATTATGAGACGACAGAAATTGTCAACTCTGAAGGAACAGTTCTCATGCCAAGTGGACTTATTGTAAATTCAGATTTCTCATTTTCATATTATGATGAAATTACAGGAAATCAAGAAGTTGCTTCAAACTTTTTAAAGGAAGTGACTAATTATGATTATGAGACTGAATTAGAAAACAAAAAAAGAGAGATATACGTTCTAAAACCAGATTATTTGAGAATTGTATTTGATGACATTGATAGACTCATGCCATATAAAAAAGGTTCCAGCCAATATGTGACTGAAACCTTAAAGAGAGGCGATAATATCAGACTTTACAGTTGATCACTCTTCAGCAAGACGCTGGAAGTAAGCAAGAGCATCATCTTCATCTTCATCTGATTCCTGAGTAATCTTAGGAAGAGAAGGAGTCTTAGAACGAGCATAAGATTGCTCTAGTTCTTCAACGACACGATCTTGAACAGATGAGGTTTGCTCATATTCCTCAAGATTATCTTCCTGCTCCAAAACAGCACGAGACTGAGTGGGAGATGTTTTTTGTCCAAGAACCATCTTCAAACGACGCTCAAGTTCGTCATAAGACTTAAATTGATCGGGAGCAGTTACAGCAGCGAGAGAATACTCTTTCTTCCAGATTGCTTCCAGAGCATCATCATCGTCCAGCAGAGGTTCTACGGAACCAAATTCGGACTTGTCGTAGTTCCAATAACCATCTTTTTTTACAATCTTCAGTTTGAAGTTTGCACCTTGCCAGAAGTCAAAAGGATTGATAGGAGTTTCATCTTCAAATTCAGGTTGCATGGCTTCCATAACCTTATCAAAGATTTTTTTACCATACTTAAAGAGGAAGACTTTACCTTCGTTTGAAGGATTTGTAGGATCCTTTACGACATAGATGTTGCTGTAGTAAGACAGTTTACGCTTCTGCTTACGAACAGTTTCTTTATTTGCTTCAGAACCAGTATTCCACAGTTCGCGGTTGTGCTCACCTAAAGGATCTTTCTGTCCAATAGTTGTCAGAGAGTTTTCAATATACCAACCACCAGGACCTTGAAAGGCATGGGAATACATTTTTGCCCAAGGAAGATCTTCACCTTCAGGGGCAGGGAGAAAACGGATAACTGCAAAACCGTTACCAGTCTTATCCATTTCGGGTTTCCAGAGACGCTCATCTGCGCCACCAGAGGTTGTGCTCATCTTCTCTACTTCTTTAACCAGTTTCTGCGTAAGAGAACCCAGAGAAGATTGCTTCTTAAGATCTTTAAAAGACATTAGATTACCTCGTATTTGTACGGATTTGGCTTTTGTGTACTTCGTTATTCTACAGATCGGAACCTGTTTTGTCAATCTGTGTTTTCATCACCTCAAGCATCTTAGTCATATTCGAAAAGATGACATTCATATCAACACCTGGAGGAAGCCCCATCATTGTAGCGGATTCAGAAATTTTTTGTTTCATCTCCTTTGCTTCAGGGTCATCAGATAAACTCATTCTGGTATACAGAATTTTTTGCTTATCCAAAAGTTTTTCTAAAAGATTTACATGTCTAATTTTATCATCTTTTGTCATTGAATGAAATTTAAACACACTTGTATAAATTTCCTCTTGAAGTTCAGAGATTTCTGCCATCTCTGCACGAACGACTTCGGAACTAAAAAAACTCATTGTTCTCCCAGAATTACTTCTTTCAAAATTTTACGATAACAAAATACATCAATATTTAGAAACGGATTATATTTTTTTATTCTTTTACTTACAGTTTCCCACACAGGATCCTTAAGTTTTTCATCAAACGTATTCCCGAACAGGAATATTCTATCACAAATAACTAGAGTTTCTAGGCTAATTTTACCGCTCAGGAACATTTTTAAAATTGGAGGGTGTCCCTTTGAACAATTGAAAACTTCTTTAAATTTATGAGTATCGAATAATTGTTGCACTTCATCTTTAAAGAAATAAGATAATGACTGAATTTTCTTTTGCCATTGCTGGTATCTTCCCTCACCTTCTTTTATCATCTCACCAATCCAAAGTGTTTCTGGATCCGGACAAGAGACAAAATTAGCTACAAAAAAATCTACAACTTCTTTGTCTGATTTTTGTCGTGCCACTTTTTCAAACCACATTCTATCTTTACGTTTATAGAATGATTGAACACTTGCACGACTTTTACCACAATACTTATGATAATCGTAATTATCTTTCGTGAAGTGATTTTTTAGCGAAAGATATTCTTTATATGCGTCGTATGGCATCATTCAAAAAAAGTAATATAAGGAAATTTTTACCGGAATTTTTTCCACCCAAAAATGGATTAAAGAGGTAATTTTGCTCTGGAGCTCCTTTTGAGGAAGTTTAATTCCATTGCTTCGTATTTAATCTTCTCTTTTAAAGGCTTTGAGATAAGTTTTGGAACAGACTCTACATCAATGCTATTCTGCTCACAAAAATATATAATTGCATCGATGTAATTCATGTCTGCATTAACCTGCACAAGATTTTCGATCTCTTGTGCGAATCTTGATGGGCAAAAGAATTTGCTCTCTAGAACCTTCTCTAATTCATTCTCCATCTTGCCTAGTATTGTGACGTACAAATTCTTTAATATATCGAACTAATAACTTAATATAATCCCCTTTGTTTCTTTTGTCAAATACTTTGACTTCACCACTAGGAGTTACCATGATGGTGATAAGTTTTACAGGAACAATATCCGTTAGTTCGTAGTATGCAGCAGCATAGAACGTTTCTTGAACAAAGTAGTTTTCAATCCATTCTTCTGGTTTGATTTTTTCTGAAGTCTTAAAGTCAATGACTGCGAGTTCGCCGTCATATTCAGCAATGCAATCTACTCTTCCTGCCAATCCAAGATACTCAGAGTAAAGTGTTCGTTCAATTGCATGAATATTATTTATCTTATCAAGATAAGGTTTTGCATGAAAAAACATAAACTTTGTCATTGGTTGGTAATTATTCCAATCCAATTCTTTATTCTCAAGATAATCTTGACAGACTTGGTGAAAATCAGTTCCTCTTGCTGTTGCTTTCTTCGTGATGCGATTTGCTTCTTCAAGCCCAACACGCTCACGCCACTTCGCAAAAATTTGGCGATTATAGAATGAGGTGACTGAAGTAATAGAAGGCACCCAGTCCCCATTCGGAAGATTGTAGAGACGGATGCCATTCTGTTCTTTCTTTTCTAGTTCAAGTTCACCTAAGTAATTACAATGAATAAAACTCATACACCAACTTCCATTTTTGCTAGGATATATTCTTTCACTAATCCAGAGCGAACAATATCTTCAACGCCAAACTCTATTATATCAAAGGATGGCATTACACGCAAGACCTTCATAAAATCAGTGATTCCATTCTTCTCATTTGTTCGAATCAAATCCGACTGAGTTGCATCACCACAGAAAATAATCTTAGAGTTTTCACCAACACGAGTAATAATCGAATCGAGTTCATGGAAGTTTAGATTTTGAAACTCATCAACGATAATGATTGAGTTGTCTAATGTTGTTCCACGAATGAATGATGTACTCCAAAAACTTACTGTTCCTTGAGTTTTAAGATTGCCATAAAGCATTTCAAACGAAGATTCATCTGGCATCTCAAACATGTACTTCACCATGTTCTTATAAGGAATTTGGTAAAGAGAAGATTTGTCTTCATGATCTCCAGGAAGAAATCCAATCTCTCTAGTCGCAACAAGAGATCTTACGATATAAATTTTTTCATATGGAGTCTTTTCATTTAATACATCTCGAAGTGCATTATATAATGCGATGAAGGTTTTGCCTGTTCCAGCACAACCATATGCAACAATGTTTTGCTCCATTTTATACGATTTAAAAAATTCTTCTTGATTGTCAGTGAGAGGCTCAATGCTTCTCATTAACTCCGTATTGATTGGTTTTTTACGTTGCATTTGCTTATTACTCATTCCAAAAGGAACGGGTGATGCTGGTTGGTTTCTTTTTCTTGGCATATTTAAGTTTTTTGTAAATGATTTGCGATTTTTAAAATATGTTTTGTGAATAAAGATACATCCATATCACTTTTCATATAGTTGCATTTAGTACAGCAAGATACACAGTTATCAATTTTATATCCAACATTACTATCTATTCTATCAATCCCATTATAAGGAACTGGAACTCCTACATATTTTCCTTTACCTCTATGAGGTTGTTTTAATTCTGGTTCTGAACCACAATAATAACATAGCAAGGTTTTATACTTTTTTTACTTTAGATCCCGGAACACGCGAAGTTTTATCCAAAATTTCATTCCACCCAGGGTGAGATTTCTTAAGTTTGTCATAGATCTCACCAATTTCTCCTGCAGAAGGACACGTTGATGGATCACTCCAATCCCTATCCCACTCGGGGTTATTTTTTTTCCACTGATCCCAGTCGTGAACGCTCATCGTTACTTCTTTCTGTTCACCAGTGGTTTTATTATAAACTGGATACGTTGCCAAAGTTTTTACTCCATTTTGTATGAAAATATTTATTCAAGAGTGATAGAGGGAGCATCCACACATTCATCACATCCTTCACGAGTCCAACCAAGGGCTTCGGACACAGCAGGAAACTGGCAGGTAAAAATGCAACGAATTGCTTCTGCAATTTCCATATGTTCCTTCTGCGTACCGTGTGCGGAACGAAGATCAATATAGTGTATCCAAGAACGCACAGAGCCCGTCATATAGAGGCGTGTGGGGGTTGCTAAAGGCAGTACGAACCTTGCACACTCTTTTGCCACACCCTTATCTAGAAGACGATTGTAGATGCTCTGAGAGTGCTCAAAAAGCACACGAATGTCTTCAAGTAAAACCAACTTCAAATAATCAGGAATGTCATCAATACTGTTTTGACGATTTTTAGTATCTTGCCTACGAAGTTCGGGGAGAGGAATGGATTTACTTAAAAGTCCAGTATCAGCATATCGTTGAGAAAACTCTTGAAAAGTAAAACTACGATGCCTCAAAATTTGTGCTGCAATGCCTCTTGTAGTATTAATCTCTACAGTCATCGATGCCTGCTCAAAGATCGACCAGTGCTGGTGTTGAATGCAATACTTCAGTAGTCCAGAAAACTTTTCGTTCTCTTGATTATTGGGATTACTTACCCGAGCACAATATGCCATATGCTTTTCAGCATCTGGAGTGACACTAATGAGTTTTACTTCTGGTTTCATAAATTCAAACTCAGTCGGGATATCCATCATCATCTCCATCATAAAATACTTCGTCGTAATCAGTAATGTAAGGTGCTACTTCTTCATAATTTGGTTTGTATGAATCTACATCAGAATAAACTTCTGACTTTAAACATTCAACTAGAGATTCTAGGTTTCTAACAATCAGTTTGAGTTTCTCTTTATCCATTTTCATAATACTGACACAGTAATTATAGATAAAAAAAGAGAGGGTGTCAACCCTCTCAGAATATCAGCGCATTGCCATTGCTAATTTTGCTTGATGTTTACGTTGTTCTTTTTCTTTTTGTTGCTTGATTAAAACAAGTTGCCAGTTGTTTTTGTTTTTCATTTTTGCCCTTCCTTTACAAACTTAACACCACGATAGGTTTCGTTGTATGCTTGAGGCTGTTGCTGTTGTTGTGCCTGTGCTTGGCGACGAACTTCGGTGTCATATGCGACAC